CCGTTGAAGCGGGCTGGTTGAACTTGATGTCCTTGCCGCCGCGCGCATAGGCGATCAGGCCGGGCTCGAACTGCTCAATAGTCTTGCCTTCGGCATCGACGACGGTCGGCGCCACGCCCTGATCGGCCTCATCCGCGCCGAGCACCACGCCAACGAGGCAGGCTTCGGTTTTCTTGCGCACCAGTTCGGCGTTGGTCCAATCATCGAGATCGCGCATCGCCCGCATGGCCGGCGCGCCCCAGGGAACGCCACGGCTTTGCACGCGCTGGCGCTCGAACAGATGGGCGACGCCATCTGCAGGCACGCGCGCGGAGGTGAGGCTGCGCGAGAGCGGAACGCTGGTATCGCCGGGATGATCGGGAAACAGCCAATAGGCGCGGCGGCGGCCGATGGCGTCATACTCAATGCCGCGCACTATCCGCCCGCCGTCGGCAAGGACACCGATCTTGGTATCATCGAGGTGATCGGCTTCGAGCAGTTGAAGCTGCAAGGGCACGGGCAGCTTGTCTTCTGTGCGGCGGATGCGACGACGAAGGAACACATCGCCGCCTTCGATCATCTCGCGCACGGCGAGCGTGGTGAGGCCGTGGAAATCGGCGAGGCCATCAGCATCTGATCTTGCCGCCCAGGCTTCCCAGAGTTCATTGATCCGGTTGTCGAGCGCATCCGTTCCGGTCGCCGCGCGCGGCCTGATCCCGGCGCCGACGATGTTGTTCACCAGCACCGCGACGGCCTTCGCCGCATGCGGATTGTTGCGTGTCAGATCTCGCATGCGGTCGCGCAACCGCGAGGCGCCGGAAGCGATCTCGCCGTCGGCGGAGCTGGACGACGACCGCCAGCCATCGGTGCGCCGGCCGACCGCTGCGCCGTCATAAGCGCGCGCCAGCTTCTCGAACGCCTGGCGTTCCGTAAGGCGCTTGCGAGCGGCGCCCGGCGCGACGCTTGCGAGGGCGCGATCGATCCAATTCGCGGCCATTAGCGATCACCGCGGCCGAAGCTTGCGAATCCCGCGATGGGGCGCGGATTGCCAGAAGTGGCGGCGATCTCGGTCTCGATGGTGCGGATGCGCTTCAGGAGATCGTCCGCCGAGCCATACTCGACGGTCTTGCCGTCATAGGTGACGCGCAACGTTCCGCCCGCGAAGGCGCGCTTCAGCGCATCGAGTTCGGTCTGCGTCCAGGGCATCGGAAATCCCGCGAGAGTTTAGAACCATTTGTCGCGCCGCCCGAGCCAGTCGGAGCGGCGCACGGGCGCGGTCGTGGGCGTGAGGCCGCGTTGATCGACGGGCCGCGCTTCATCTTCAGCGGCGACCCGAAGCTCTTCTTCGAGCGTTTCGAGCTTGGCGTCGTCGAAGCGGTCGATTCCGAGCAGCCACGCGGCGGCGCGGGCATAGACCCGGCAATCGAGCGCCTCGTTGCGCTCGCGCATCTGCCGCCATTCGAGTTTTGAGAAGCCGCGCCGGTCGCGCACTGTCACCAGCTGCTCGGCGACAAGCTGCTTCACCCATTCGGCGGTGACGCTCTTCGGCAGATGCACGAAACCGTCCGGAAACGGCGTGTCTGCGGCGAGTTCTTCATCGGTAGGGCGGTTAAGCCGCAGGAAGCGATAGGTCTCCGATTTGAAAACGGCGACCGAGACCTTCCAGAGCTTCACGCCGCGCCGGATCGTGCGGCCATGCTCGTTGACATCGACATAGGTCGGGCCATCCACCGGAGTGGAGCGGTCGAAGCCATCGACACCCTTGATCGCAAGCGCCTGGCCGACGCCGACGCGCCGCACCCAGCCATAGACGGCGGCGGTGTTGCGCCCGTCGCCCGAGTCGATCGCAAGCCGCGCGATCCGCATCCTCGCGCCGTTCACATGGCGCCACGTCTGGCCGAGCAGCGCCGTCAGCTTTCCCCAAACCTCCTCGCGGGAGGTATCGCCTTCGAGCACGATGTGTTCGACGAGCGCGCTGGTGAGCCTTCGGCCCCACGCCCAGATATCGACTTCGATCCGGTCGTGCTGAACGTCGGCGCCTGCCGTGAGGATCAGGCCGCATCCTGGCACTAGCGGCGCGAAATCTTCCCGCCGCTCGTAGAGGCGCTGCCAATCCGGCGCTTCGCCGCGTTCTTGCCACGTCTCGCCGAGTAGCGTGTTCTTCGCGGCTTTAAGCGCCGCATCATCGCCCTGAGCCGCTTCCCATTCGCGGGCGATATCGGCCCAGCCGAGCCAGCCGACCGGCGAATAGAGCCCGGAGATATGGAAGCCGACGCAATGCGGATCAGCAGGCGTCGCGGTGGCGCGCCATTCACCCGCCGACAGCATCGCCGTCTTGTGGTGCTCGGCGATCGGTTGATCGCAGCCCTCGCAATGATAGGAGGCGCTCGCCGGTTCACCGCTGCTCCACTTCAGTCGCTCGAACTTGAGCCATTGCAGCATCCCGCAATGCGGGCACGGCACGAAGAAGCGGCGCTGATCGCTTGCCTCGAATTCGCGTTCGATCCGCGAAAGTCCCTTTATCGTCGGCGTCGAAACAAGAAACACCTTGGCGCGGTGTCCGAAGGTGCGCGTGCGGGCGATGGCGAGCGCGACCGGATCGCCTTCGCCATCCACATCACCCTCATAGGCGTCCACCTCGTCAAGGAAGACATAGCGGGCAGGCATCGACCGCAGACCGACGGCGGAATTGGCGCCGGTCAGGACGAGCTGCCCGCCCGCGAATTTCTTGGCGAGCACCGTGTTCCCGCTATCGCGCGAGCGCGACGGCAGGATCAGCGCCCGAAGTTCCGGGCTTTCGTCGATCAGCGGCTCGATGCGCTGTTGTGACAGACGTTTTGCGAGATCGGTCGTTGGCTGGACGCCGAGAAACGGTCCCGGCGCCTGATGGATGCAATAGCCGATCCAGTTGTTACCGGCCTCGGTCGCGCCAACCTGCGCCGCTTTCATGAACACGATCCGCCGGGCCGAACTGCCGGGCGAGAGCGCATCCATGACGCCGCGCATGTAGGGCGTCCGGTCGGTTCGATAGCGGCCCGCCTCGGACGAGGCGCGCGAGGACAGAAAGCGATAGCGATCCGCCCACGCCGAAACCGTCAGCGCCGGATCGGGCGCAAGGCCACGGCTCCAGGCGGTGATGATCTCCGCGCGCCCGTCGAAGCCCTCATCGAAGCTCGATGCCGATCTGGCTGAGTTCTTCGAGATGGCGTCGGACATGGGCTTCGAGAACCTGCTCGCAGCGGTGAGGATCGATTTGTAGTTCGGCGGCGATCAAGGCGGCGGCGCGCGCCGGCCATTGCACCCAGGCGTCGCGTTCGCGCCTGGCCAGCGCAAAGACCGTTGAGACAGCGCGCGAGCGATCGACGAGATCGCCCTTGAGCTTGCCAAGGCGGATGCGGCGCTCCTGCGCCTTGATCACCTCATTGGCAGTGCGCGCCTGGACGAAGGTCATGTTGCCGGCGGCAGGCGCGGGCTCGCCGCTTTCGCGCAAGGTTTCACGGACGGCTTCGACGGCCGCCATCGGCACCGGACGCGGCGTGCCGCGCGGTGGCGGCGGCGATTTCGCGACAGGGCGAACCTGCGCGGGATCAGAACTCGATCCCCAGGCGCGATCCGCCTTCTCGGGTTCGATCGTGCCGTCGTCCTCAACAGTGATCCGGCCCGAGGCGATAGCCTTTCGAACCGCCATGTCGGAGACGCCGCGATGGCGCGCATAGGCCCTCCGCGACAGACCCATGGGCTGCGCTCCCAATCGAAAATAATGAGCGATTAGAGCGACTTAGGAGTTGCTCCGATTTGTGTGTCGAGGCTGTCTGCGACCCGTCCTAACCCACGGAGATCGCTCATGAAACGCCGCAAAGTTCATCCCGCCGACGCCGCCAACGCTGCGGTTCTCGCCAACGCCGTCCGCTACGACGTTGCCCTGTTCCTCGGAACCGGGCGCTACGCCCGGGCGAGCGCGCCGACCCTTGAAGATGCGCGGATCGAGGCGATGCGCCTCGTCGCCGAGAACCCGACCCCGTTCGGCAAGCGCCTGCCGCTGATCTACGGCGTCACCGCCGAAGGCCGCTCGGCGCTTGTCACTTCGAACTGAACCCAATCCTGAAGGAGCACGACCATGACCACGGAAGCCACGACCTACGACAAGAAGTTCAACGCCCAGCGGGGCGCGCAGCGCGCCGGGCTGAAGCCCGGTGAGTTCGAAGTGTTCAAGACACCCGATGGCCGGTTCGGCTGGCGAGCAATGGCGTCCGCCAGCGACGACCAAGCGCCGATCCAGATCACGGAGCCCGAGCAGGCAACATCGCCGACCAGCCCAAAGCCCGGCAAGCGCAAGGCGATCATCGAGCAGGCGCAATCGGGCGCGCTTCCGACAGCGCCGGATTTCTCGAAGCCGACCCACGCGCGGTTTCGGGCGAAGCTTGCCAAGCTGGTAGCGCTTGCCGAGGCGGGCGATGTCGAAGGCCTCAAGGCCATCGAGATCAACCCGGTTTCGACGAGCCCAAAGGCGATGGCGCGCTATCGCGATCTGGCAGTCTTGGCAATACAATCGCGCCAAGGCTAACATGCTCGTATGTTCAGCAGTTCTGCCCATAATGAATTAGCGGGCGCGAGAGGATTGGAGATGGCGAAACCGTTCGAGCCGTATCAACTTGTGGAAGTCGAGAGCTATCTTCCGGCGAAAACGAGCGGTCTACACGGCAAGGTCCATATTCGGCCATGCGAAGGTCAGGGATTTCCTCGCAACATGCACGTTGAATGCTCCAAATCGCTCTCCAAGAATTACCCAGTTGGAACACGGTTTCGAATTCGTGCGAAGCTCACTGACCGAGAGGGCGAAGGAGACTTCCTCTATAGCTACTTCGGCTGGAAGTACGATGTTCTAAGCAAGCCTTAAGGCCGAGCAGGCCCAGCAACATTCCAGAACACGACGCGGCCCGGACCCTTCCGGGCCGTCATCGTCTCCCACGCCTTCGCGTCATAATGTGGATCGGAGGGAAACGGCGATATCGCTTTCGCGACATCGGAGAATGGGCGCGGATAGACGTGGATCGTTGCACCCGCCACATCCTGCGGCTGAAGTTCTCGCCCGACCTGAACGACATGGCGGCGGGCGCGAGGCCACGCCTGCGCCAGCGCCCGGGCGAGCACACCGGAGCCAGCCGCGCACCAGACTTCATCGGGATCAAGCCCGGTTGCGAGCGCCGCGTCCGCGAGGCGCGTGATGGCCTCGGGCAAATCGACGCCGAACGGCACCAGCTGTGCGCCGTTCGCTTTTGTATAGTCTTTCGCGCGGGCTTGCACGACCGAGAGATAGCCCGGCCGAACCGGCACTACCTTCGCGCCGAGCCTTGCCGCTTCCAGCGTTCGCGGATGGAGTTTCGCCCGCGCCGCGACGAAGATCGTCGCGCGCTTGCCGAGATCCTTCGCGACGGTCGCGAGTGCAGTCTGCGCGCCGCCCTCAGCCGGGCTGGCGTAGACGGCTTCCTCCGCGCCTTCGAACAGCACCGGCATGAACCGCGCTTTCGTGCCGCCCGGATAAAGATCATCGCGGATCACTGATACGCCGCCGTGCTCACGGACAATCGGCGGCGTCATGCCAAGGCCTCCTCGATCTCGCCGAATTCGACTTCGCCGCAGGCTTCGGTTGCGCGCCGGGGATCGCCTTTGACGAAGACCAGAACGCTTTGGTGGGTGCGCCCGAGTTTGCGCGCGGCGGTGAACTGGCGACCGGTGCGAATCGGCAGCGATCCGACGGCGGTTACGAGGATCGCCTCGTTGTAGAAGCGCGCGCCCGCCGCCTCGAAGGCTTCGACCGTTCGGCCTGGCAGGTTGACGTAAAAGCCTTGGGTATCGCGCACATCGCCGACAACCCAGACCGCGAAGCGATCGTCCTTCAGTCGGGCGACAGCGGCGGCGATGATCGCGGCCTGCGCTTCGAAGAATGCTTGCTCGTCCATCGTCGAAAGGTCGGCGGGATCGTCGGAATAGCGTTCGAGGTTCCAATAAGGCGGGCAGGAGAAGATCAAGTCGGCCGAGACATCCGCGGCAATGGCACCGAGATCGCGTGCGTCGCCGACGCGCCATTCCGGCAACGGTTCGGCGGCGATTGCACCCTGTGCGCGGTTCGCTTCAACCTGCTCGGGCCGAAGTTCGATCCCGACGTAGCGACGCCCCAGGCGCGAGGCGACGATGCCGCGCACCGAGCCGCCCGCGAAGGGATCGAGCACGGTTCCGCCTTGTGGGCAGAACCAGCGATAGGCGATTTCGCACAAGACCGGATCGAAGATCGACGTGCCGGAGGCGGTCGGCGCGTCGGAGGCCTCGTAGTGTTCCGCGAGAAATTCCTCTGTCGTCAGCTCGCGGCCGATCTCGGCCTCGCGAGCCCGTTTCTTCGCGTAGAAGCCTGGATCGCCCGATGTATGCGAGGGCATCAGCACGCCGCCGTTCGAAGGCGCGCCGACCTCATGCTCGCCCCGCATCAGATCCTGGCCGAACGTGCGGGCGAGACCCTTAGCCATGGGCGGGTTTGTCCTTCTTTCCGGTCCAGCCACGATCCAGCGGGCGGGGTGAGCCGCCGGGCGCCGCGCTGTTCCGATTGCGATAGTGATTGAGACCGGGCTCGGTCACGCCGTCGGCGACGCCATAGGTCGCGCCTTCGCCGCGTCCGAGTTCGGAGCGGATGCCGAGATCGATCCAGGCGCGCTTGCGATCCTGCCACCAGCCTTTGCGGGCATCGAGTACCGAGAACGGCGGAATGCCGAAGCGTTCGGCAAGGGTCGCGCGTTGCGTTTCGGTCGAGGCATCGGAAGACTGCTCGCCGTCCGCCGCGCCATCGCTGCCGTTATCGGCTTTAAGGCCATCAAGTAACCGGCCGAGCTCTTCTTCGGCGAAGCCCAGAAGATCGAGATCAAAGGCGTCTTCGTGCAAGGCGGCGATTTCGGCCTTGAGCATCGCATCGTCCCAGCCCGCATTCTCCGCGATCCGGTTGTCGGCGATCACGAGCGCCCGGCGCTGCGATTCCGAAAGATGCGAAAGCACGATGACCGGAACCTCGGCGAGCCCAAGCTTCTCGGCTGCGAGAACGCGCCCGTGGCCGGCAATGATCACATCGTCGGCGCCGATCAGCACCGGGTTCACGAAGCCGAACTCGGCAATCGAGCCCGCGATCTGCGCAATCTGATCGCCCGAATGCGTCCGCGCGTTGCGGACATAGGGGATCAGCCGCGCAATCGGGCGGGTCTCGACGGCGAGCATTGTGTCTCCGTTTGATGCGAACCGAAGTGCGAACCCGCGAACCTCAAGGGCGGGGTGCGAACCCGGTTCGCGAACCTGCCGCTAGCAAAGGATCGCGCTGCCGCCGCCCGCATACGTTGAGGGCCGGGAAGAACCTAAGATGCGCGGGGATCGGCGGTTTCGCGCCGCGTGCGCGCGTCGAATGCGCGTTGTCGTCGGGATAAGCGTTCGAATGCGAGGGTGCGCGGGATCGTGGTGTTGATGCCTGCACCTCTC